CGTAAAGGCAAGCAGCCATTGACTGCTAATGGCAAAAATTCTAGTAACGTCTTTTATAGTGTGTACCAATGATGGTAAATTTATATTCCAGCATGGATGCTGGTGAGCAAAAAGTATTCAGAGAATGGACTCTTGGGTTATTGCACGATGGTATCGTAACCATTAATTTTAAGAAGCAAGACGGCACAGAAAGAGTCATGAAGGCTACACTTAAGCCCGGCCTAGTCCCAGTTGTAGAATCCTCGAAAAGAAAGCCTAATGTAGAATGTCAGGTAGTCTGGGATACTGAAATTGGAGAATGGCGTAGTTTTAAGTGGATGAATTTAACTGGTCTACATTTCGTAATTGGAGAATAGCATGGTTGAAAAAGTGGCTGATCCTCGCAAGACTAAAATGGCAGATCATGAGCCTGCGGTCGCTAGCATCCAGGCTGGAGATACTGGTTATAAGGTTGAGCTCATGAAGGCTCTGAACTGGTATCATTCCGAACAAGAACGCAAGGATGCTACTAGACACGCCCGAGCCTATGTTAAAAGCAACATGCCCAAGATGCTGCATGCTTTTGACAAAGCCAAAGGTGAGGTAAGTCCCACCTTTGGCTTTATGGCCAGACTCAGCATGCGAGGTGCTAAACTTTCTGAGTATCATACCAATGAGCTCAATGGATACTTAATGGGGTACAGCAAGATCAAAGAGCCTGTAGAAGTTGCTAGCGCACCAGCTCGTCCCAGCATTCAGGAGAACATGGATGTCAAGGCTCGAGAGTACATGGGCAACATCGAAGGCGCTCTAGACGACTTTGTTACCGAAGGCAAAGACTTTAATCTAGAAGCCGATCTCAAGGCTCGAGAAATCCCCAAGGCCTATGCTCCCAAGATCGAAACCTTTCTTAAGAAGAAATTGCGAGAGATCATCGAAGTAATCGAAGCCAAGGACAAAGACCTGGTCGAAGGTTATAGTAATCTTAAAAAGAAGCATCAGAGGGACTATGCCAAGTTCCTGGCCGGCATGATCGAAGGGCTGAATCGTTATGCTGCATTCAAGCAGGCTAATCGTAAGCCCCGAGCCAAGAAGGTCAAGCCGCCCAGTGTTCAGGTCGCTAGATTACAGTTCCTCAAGGAATTCCAGGCTCTGAGCCTAACCAGCATTAGTCCAGTTGACTTAATTGGTGCCCAGCAAGCCTGGATCTACAATACCAAGAACAAGAAGCTCAGTGTCTACAGAACCGACAGTAGCCAGGGCATTCAGTGCAAGGGTACCAGACTCCAGAACTATGATCCTGAAATGTCCGAGACCAAGACTCTTAGAAAGCCTGCAGAGCAGACTCAAAGTGTGCTGGCAGCAGGCAAGGTCCAGCTTAGAAAGTTCATGGAAGCGCTGACTACCAAGAGTCAGACCCCCAATGGTGTAGTGAATTCAGATTGCATCCTACTAAGAGTAATTAAATGAACGAATTACTTAGGCAACTAAGTACTAGGGCCTGCAAGAAAATAGATCTAACCTATCCGGGTGATGCCTTACCTGCTGCTCTGGTATCTGCAGTATTAAAGGACCTGCATGATGAGTTAGGCAAGATAAAATGGTCAGGTTCTGATGAAAGTTGGGATTCGGCCATAGCAGCAGTTCGCAAAGAACTATCTATTAGATATGGCGTAAACATAAAATGACACTACAGACTCTCAGGCAAGATTCTGGTCTAATAGATCAAAATGTCGATCTTTTCTGTAAGGTACTGGACGTCACAGTACCAGAATATACAGAGTTTACGTTCGCTCGGCGACGAGGCAACATCAATAGACTCATTGGCCGAGGAGTCTATGTCATACATGACTACAAAGAAGCCTATTATGTAGGCATGAGTAATACTGCTAATACCGGTGGCATGCGTCTAAGATTTTTAAGCCATCTTAGAAAAATAAAAAATTCCGTACCCAGTGTAAAGTATGGTCTGACCGAAAGTTGGAAATACTTTATTGAAGAATATAGTGTAGCCATGGAGATTGATCTTGACAATCTGCATTTTAGAGCTTATCATATGGCTGGATACAAACCCAGCAAAATATTGGCTCTAGAAAGCCTGTTAATTGACAGATTACGACCTATTGCCAATGATGAAATTTATAATGAAATCATGGAGTCTTTAAATTGATCATAGTTGACTATTCACAGACTGCTATTAGCAATCTTATGGCAGAATTACAGGGTCGGACCGATGTAGAAATTAATCTAACGTTGCTAAGACATATGATTGTTAATAGCATAAGAGGTTATAAGAAAAAGTTTGGCGACACCTATGGCGAAATTGTACTGGCCTGCGACAGTAAAAATTACTGGCGTAAGGTAGTTTTTCCTCTGTACAAGAAACATAGAAAGAAAGATCGAGAAGAAAGCGGCTTCGATTGGAAGGCCATCTTTGAAGCCCTGGATACCATCCGAGACGAAATCGCCAGCTATTTTCCCTACAAGGTCATGTGGGTCGAAGGAGCCGAGGCCGACGACATTATTGCAGTAATGGCTAAATACTCACAACAGACGTTAACAGATAATCCTCTGTTCGCTGAGCCAGAGCCGTTCTTAATCATAAGCGGTGATCATGATTTTGTACAATTGCAAAAGTATAAAAATGTCAAACAGTTCTCGCCAACTCAGAAAAAATTTGTGGTCCCAGACTCAACGCCGGAGAGAGCTTTACTGGAACACATTGTCAGGGGCGACAAAGGAGACGGAATCCCCAATGTACTTAGTCCCGACCAAAGTATATTCGAAAACATTCGGCAACGTCCGATTAGCAGCAAAAAGCTCCAGGAATGGGTAGTGCCTGCCAATCGTCCAACCGATTCGGAATTCCAGGCTAATTGGCAACGTAATCAGACACTTATAGATTTTGAATTCATACCTGACACTGTTGTAGACAGCATTGTTAGCCACTACATGGCTTTGCCCGACAAAGATAGAAGCAAGTTATTTAATTATTTCATCAGCAATAAAATGAAAAACATGATGGAATTAATCGAGGAGTTTTAATGAAGACCACTGTTCCCCAGGTTCTCGACGAAGTTGAAAAGGCCAATACCTTCGAAGAAAAGGTATCTACGCTGCAGAAGTACAATACTACAGCTCTTAGAGGCCTATTAAACATGAACTTTAATCCAGGGCTTGTTTTTAATCTTCCTCAGGGTGATCCTCCGTTCAAAAAACGAACTGATCTTCCCATTGGCACAACCGAAAGTAATCTGTATGCCGAATACAGACGTTTTTATATTTGGTTAACGCCCAATGAACTATCCAGAACTCGAAGGGAACATTTGTTCATACAGTTGTTAGAAGGCATACACTATACCGAAGCAGAACTAGTACTGGCCGTAAAGGATAGAAAATTAACGCACAAATGGCCATCGGTTTCAGCAGACCTTGTAAGAGCTGCGTTCCCAACGCTTTTGCCTGAAGTTCTGGCAGAAATTCCAGCCATTACAGCAGACAAGAAAGAAATCAAGGCAAAGCCAAAAAAAGCTTCTGGAGCTGGATCAAAGACCGATTCAGCCGAGCAGATACAGATTCAGTTTCTGAACCCAGCCCTTTAGTAGTTCCTCATGCCTGGACCGAACAGAACATCTATGAGGAAGAAAGTTTTTTAGATCACAGTTACCTTCAATTAAAGAAACATAGGCATGAAAATCGTCCCTCTACACGTAGCTTTTCCAAGTTTAACGCATAGGTATCCTTTTCATATCATGTCCAATGATATACTGGTAAACAGCATAGGCGGTGTTAGTGTTAATCAAAGCTATCGAAACGTTAATCAGCCCATACATGTAGAACCAGC